CCTCGCCGGCCGCGCCAGTCCCCGAGGTGTATTCAGAGTTCGCCCGGACTGTGCCGCAGGGGTCGTCTGTTGCCGTTGGCTTCCTGGACCTGAGCCCCTATGGGCCGACCGATTTATATTTGTACATGGACGGGCAGAGTATGCCGACAGAGAGCAAGCCCACCGAAACGCCTGAGGGCACGATGTATATGTCCCTGACGCTGCCGTTGGGGAGAGATGTGGACATGGATTTCGTCTTTACCAGCACCGGCGGCTCGATGCCGATGAACACCATGACCGTCAACATGACATCTGCCGGCTGAGGGGGGGTGCAGGTATGTACATCAACGCGGATATCATCATCGAGGCTGCGGCGCTGCTGGGGGCGCTGGGGGTGCTGGGCGGGGCGGTCTGGTCCATTTTCAGGATCTATGCCACGGACCGGCGGCAGGCGGAGATCAACCGGGCGCAGCAGGAGGAGCTGACCATCATCTGCTACGGCCTGCGCGGCGCGCTCCAGGGGCTCATCGAGCAGGGGTGCGACGGGCCCTGCAAGGACGCGCTCCAAATGCTGGACAGGCACCTCAACCAAAAGGCCCATCGGGAGGAATAAAAAGCCGCCCCCCGGCGGGAGCGGCGGCGGAAATTGACAAAATGCGGTGCACTGCGGTATAATGGACGCGCCACCCCCGGACGGGGGCGGCCGGAAGGGCACTGTTACATAGAGGCGGTCAGCCCACATCCCCTGCGATTTTCATCGAAGGGAGGTGGCGCTGATGTGGAGGTTTCCACGCAACGCACTGCGGTTTCTGGTATGTCTGGCCTTTGTGCTGTACATCCTGGCCATAAAAGTGTGTTAGCCGCCCGGTGGCACCCGAGCGGCTAACGTTCTGTTGGTTCTGATTTCGGGCTGACCGCAGTAACAGCTGCCCTTTCGTCAATTATACGGCTGCGCTCCGGCTTTGTCAATGACAAAAGCGCGGGGCGCTTTTTATGGGGCCCCCACGCGGCCTGACGCGTGGGGAGAAGGAGGAACCGCGGAGCAGAGTGGAGTTTTCGGCGGAGGGCATAGCCCGGCGGCGGAAACGGAACGGGCGGAGCGGATTCCGACGACGCGGAGCGCTTTTTATGGGGCCCCCGCAAAGCGGAAATTGCAAAACGCGCGGCTAGAGGGGAAAGAATCACCTTCTGACAGTACGACAAACCAAATCGAAGCCCGGCAGCTTTGCCGCCGTACGGATGCGGCGTGCCCCTTGCGGGCAGGCGGGTCCGATTTGGCGAGGAAGAACAACGAAACGTGCGGAATGGATTCCGCCCGCAGGGCGGAAGGACCGAAGCGAGACCCGGCAGAGCGGTCTTGCTTCGGAGAGGAAGAACAATGGAGCAGAGTGGAGTTTTCGGCGGAGGCCGGAAACGAAACGTGCGGAATTGATTCTGACGAGAAAGGAGCTGTCATGAAGATCAAAGAGGCCATCACCCGGGCGGATGCGCTGCGGCCCAACGCCTGGGACGAGGCGCAGAAGGCGGCGTGGGTCTATGAGCTGGAGGGGCGGCTGGCGGTGGTGCGACACGCGCCGCCGCCGGCGAGAATCTGGCCCTGCGACGCGAGCCTTGCCATGCCGCCGCCCTACGACAGCATCTATCCGCTGTATCTCTGCGCCATGATCGACTGGGCCAACCAGGAAACGGCGCTGTATGCCAACGATATGACGGTCTTCAACGCGGCCTACCAGGACGCGATTGCCTGGTGGCGGCGGCGGCACAGGCCGGGACCGTCCCGGAATTGGAGGGTGTTCTGATGCTGCCGAGACTGCCCTGTGACCTGCCAGGGACGGAGCGGGAAATCCTGGCGCTCCAGGGCATCAACTACTCCGACAGCTGCCAGGACGGGGATCTGGCGGCGTGCGAAAATCTGTCCACCCGGCGCTATCCCTACTTCTCCACCCGGCGGGCGCGGACACACCTGGCGCAGTACGACGGGGCCACGGCCCTGACGGCGTGGGAGAAGCTGGTGGTGGTGAAGGGGACCAGGCTCTACTACGATGGCGCAGCGGTGGGGACCGTCACGGCGGGGGAAAAGCAGTTTGCCGTGGTCAACACCAGGCTGGTCATCTGGCCGGACAAGAAATATCTGGACCTGCAGGAGCGGACGCTGGGGAGTCTGGACGCGAAGATCGCGGCGGAGAGGGCTGTCTTTACGGCCGACACCGTGACGCTGACCGGCGCGCCGGTGCTGACGGACCGCTTTCGGGCGGGCGACACCGTGACCATCTCCGGGTGCACGGCGCTTCCGGACAACAACAAGGCTGTGCACATCGTATCCCTGACCGGCAAGACCATCACGGTACCAAAGGACGCGTTCCAGGCCGGGAGCGAGAATCACACGGTCACCATCGAGCGGCGGGTGCCGGACCTGGACTACATCTGCGAGAGCGAAAACCGCCTCTGGGGCTGCTCCAACTCAGAGCGGACGATCTTCGCCTCGGCCCTGGGCGACCCCTGCAATTTCTACAGCTACAACGGCGTCTCCACTGACAGCTATGCGCTCTCTGTCGGCTCCGAGGGACCGTTCACCGGGTGCTGCGCCCTCTCGGGCGGTGTCCTCTTCTGGAAGGAGCGGACGCTGCACAAAATGCTTGGCAGCTACCCGGCGGAATACAGCCTTCACAGCTACAGCGTGGAGGGGTTGAAGGCCGGGTGCCACAAGAGCATGGCGGTGGTCAACGAGGTCCTTTACTACCTGGGCAGCGGCGGCGTCTACGCCTACGCCGGCGGCACGCCGCAGCGGATTTCCGCGGCGCTGGGAGACCGGCCCTTCTCCGATGGCAGAGGCGGAACGGACGGAGAGCGGTATTACCTGTCCGTGCAGGACGGGCAGGTGCGGCAGCTATTGGTGTACGACACCCGGCGGCAAATCTGGCTGCGGGAGGACGACATGGCCTGTGTGGACTTTGCGAGGCTGGGAAACGAGGTCTATTTCCTGACCAGGGACGGAAAGGTCTGTCTGGCGGACAGCGGACAGGAGGACCCGGAGGTGGCGTGGATGGCGCAGTTTACGCCGTTCTATGAGACGATCCAGGGCCGGAAGCGGTATTCCCGGCTGATCCTCCGCATGGAGCTGCCCAAGGGCGCCTGGATGGAGGCGGAGGCCAGAAGCGGCGGCGGGCGCTGGGAATCCTGCGGAAAGAAAATCGGCCAGGTGGACGGCGTGGTGACCATGGTTCTGCCGGCCCGCCGCCGGGACAAATGGGAGCTGCGGCTCCGCGGAGAGGGGCCCTGCACCATCCTGGGGGTCCTGCGGGAATTTACAGTGGGGAGCGAGCGATAACCACAATCGCAGCTTTGTACCTTGTCAACCTCATATCGAGACAGCGGAGAAGCTTGAAAAAATGCTTGACATGGGTATACACCCACAGCATAATGGGTATGTACCCATAAAGGAAAGAGGTGACAGGCATGGGAACCGAGGCCGAAAGGCAGGATACCAGGAAAGCAATGGCGTTTGACCTGTTTGAAATCCTGGACGAAAAACCGGAGCAAACGACATACACTGCGGAAGAAATCAAGAAAATCATTCGTGTGTATATCAAAACGGCAGACCAGAGGTAAACCGGAAGGAACGGGGCCGGGAAGCCGGTTCCGTTCCGGAAGAGGGATGGGATGACAGCAAAAGAACGCTATGACGCAAAGACCGCCGCACGAGTCAGCCTGAAGCTGAACAAGGTGACAGACGCTGATATTCTGAAGCGGCTGGAGGCGGTTCCAGGCAAACAGGGCTATATCAAAGGCCTGATTCGCGCTGATATAGCAAAAGAAGATTCCGGCCAATAAAAGAGAGCGCCCACCCTCCAGCCAAAGGAAGCTCCTGAAAACATAAAACTGCATATACCATCATCCCCGCTGTCTCGATATGAGGTGGCGGGGATATTTTAATTGGGAGGGTCCATATGGCAGCGGTATTTCCGGAATCCATGGAGCGGCTGGAGGGGGATGCGGAGAAGAATTTCTCGATTCTCGACGCCTACATCCGCTATATGAGCGAGCGCATGGAATTCTCCATGAAGAATATGGTTCGGAACGTCAACGAGGCCGGCGTCTCCACGGCGGAGATATTCCTGAAAATCCTGGATATGGGCAATGAGGTTTCCATGCTCCAGAGCGGCGCGAGCCAGATGACCGGCGAGATCAACGGCATCAAGGGC